TCTTGAATATAATTTTGAACCGGATTATGCCGATTCTATGTTTAATTTTAATTTATCGGTAAAAATTTACCGAAGTATTGTTTGTTGTTACTATATTTTTAATAATCATTTTTAGATTTGTTAGGTTATTTTTTATAGTTTTGTTGCACCACAATCATTTAAGTACATCGAAGAAGAGAGTGAACCAACTTTAAACTTTGTAGGATTATGAACAAAGAAATCATATTTATAGGAGGAATTCATGGTGTAGGTAAAGGAACATTATGCAAACGTATTGCATCTGATCTTAACATTATTCACTTATCGGCCAGTGAAGTATTAAAGTGGATCTTACACGGTTAATGAACAATTAATTTCTATTGATGATTATGTCTCATTTCTGAATGAGAACAATAATGAATTTACGTATGGTAGATTTATGGGAGCGACAAATAATAGTTACATTGTAAAATTGAGTAATGATCAGATAGCATTTATTGATAAAAAAAGTAAAGCTGCTGACTCTTTGAGATTACTCCCATTTTAATTCTAGTGTTTAATAAGAACGGAAACCTGTAAAAAGTTTCCGTTTTATTTTGCCTTAGCTAAAAACTTAAACTAATTAAGTCGTTATGATTTGGATTATATTTATTGCAGTATTAGTTGGGTTTGTATTTGTTTCTTATCTTAAAAAGGCAGAAAAGGGGTCATCCTTAAATAAAGATAGTGAAATAGGTACTATTAGTAATACTCAGTCATTTGATAATTATACATCTCATATAAAAACAAACTCTTCCATACCTTCCACTGCAAAAAAAGTCAATTTTGCAGTGAAGGGTACATCCTATCGCTCTGAAACCGATATAAATGCAGCAAGAAATGTTCATGTAGGCGATGAACTGACTTTAATTCATGAGCCACACAATGATCATGACACATTTGCAATGATGGTATTAACTTCGGATGGACATCATATTGGTTATGTAGAGAAAAAGTATTCCATGTGCTTTTTTGTTTACAAAGACAATATCCATAAATGTGTTGTGACCAAAGTGACCAGCGACAACATTCCTTTTATCTATGCCGACGCTTACCTTCCATCAGACGCAAGAATTCCTGAGGATGATTTGAGTATTCAAAAAATGATGTCGAAAAACGGACAATATGTTGGAAATGGAGTTTCAGTTAAAATTACCACAGAGCGTAGTCTTGCCCATGAAGCCAACCCTGATTTGGTATTTGCTGAAAAATTAAAATATAGTGAACCAGAGAAAGCTGTTGAAATATTCTTGTCATGCGCTTCAAATGAATCTGGTTTGTATTCTTTACATCAGGCTTGCTTTTGCTATCGTAAAATGAAAGCCTATGATAAGGAAAAAGAATTGATTCAGCAAATTATAGCAATTTGTAAAGACGAAGGCAAGGAAGAATGCATTCCTGAATATGAATCACGACTAAAATCTGTTGAATATTGCATCAACAAACAGAACGAGAAAGAAGAACTTGATAAAGCGTATTCTCTTCAAAAGGAAGGTAAATATAAAGAGGCACTTGACCTTTATCTTTTTTACTTCAATAAGGATAAATTTGTTTTAAACTTAACAGACAGAATTATCCAATGTTATCGGAAGTTGAATGATAAATCAAATGAAAAAAGAATGCTTGAATATGCTCTAAAGAATAAACTTTCAGAATCTAATAGATTAAAGTATGAGAAAAGCCTAGAGAAATTAAAGAATTAATAACGACATTACAAATTATAGCATATGAAAATAAAATATCTTATTTTAATTACATGTAGTACCATTATTTCTTCTTGTAATAATGGGGAAATGGAACGTAAAATTCAAAGTTTGACATCTGAGGTTACTTTGCTCAAAGATTCTTTGAATAAGGTAATGCCAGAACTAGAAGGCTATAGAAATAGTCCAGAAAAATTATGCTCAAACATTGATGAGTTGTACAAATCAGGCGATATTTATGAGCTCAAATCTATTAAGAGTAAATTGGAAAAATATCATCCCGAATCCAAGGAATATGCTATGGTGAAAGATTTGGTTTCTAAGTACGAAAAAGAACAACAGGAGAAGGCCGAAGCTGAGAAGAAAGAGCGATTGCAAGCTGTAAATAAATTAAGAAAAAAATATGACGACATAAACCATATTACTTGGTATGAAAATCCATATTTTAGACATTATACAAATACTAATTATACATCAATATATATAGGTCAAGATGATAGTAGTATTTGGTTAAGGTTGATGATGTCTTATGAAGGAGAAGATTGGATCTTCTTTGAATCTGCTTATCTTTCGTATGATGGCAACACATTTGATATACCATTTGATAAATATAGAGATAAAAAGACTGAGAATGATACACGAGTATGGGAATGGATAGACGTTCGTGTGAGTGATGATTTACTTGCATTCTTAAGAAAAATGGTTAATGGTAAAAGTGTAAAAATGCGTTTGAGCGGAAAATACACTAACACACGAAAACTTACTAATACAGAAATAAAAGCAATTAAAGATGTGTTATTAGCCTATGATGTATTGGAAGCAGAAATGCATAAAGAAGCAAAAGACGAATTAGTAAAATCCCTCAAAGGAGAGTGATAACCTAAACTTATTCTTTCACAGTACTCTTTAGCCACGCATACTGAAAACATAACTCAAAGGCTCTATAAAAAGCGGAAACCCAAAAAGTTTCCGCTTTTTCTTTTGCCATTCCAAAATAAATCCTCATATTTGTATCGATCTCCATTTTGTGTAGGCGACGATGGCTCGCCAAATATCTTTGCTGCGGGCATTTTTTATGTCCATAGCATTGTTTATATACCCATAGGGTTCCGACCCCCGTGTGGAGCGTTAATGCGCCCACTGCCTGCACAAGGTGGAGATCAACGGGAAAGCGGAACCTTTTTTGTTTCCTTTCCCGTAATATTAACCAACATATTGTTTCATTTTAATTGATCTCCAAAATGAAAAATCAAATCGCATTGCCTGCAAGCCAGGCAAGAGAAAGCCGTATATCGTTATGGCTGAACCGTGAAAATTGCATCTTTTCCGCTCTTATGGAAGAGAGAGTATCAAATCGTCAGGCTGTGCTTGTTTCTCAAGTACTTGCTTCCTTCAGTATTCTTAGCTGTTCCTTTTTTATTCATTGGCTGGCTGCCGTTGCTTGCCTGTGCTGGTTTATCTGTTCCGTTCTGCTTTGCAAGAAAGGAGGTTTGCGATGACCGATTACACGCCACAACCCGCAACGTTTCGCGTAGACAAATATCAGGCATACGAGGATGGTAAAGTTCTGTTTGAACAATACACTATTCTCATGTATGGAAGTGATAAATTATGCTGTACACGTCCGGAGATGGAGCAGCTCAGTGAATTGATTCAAACCGCATTGAACGATAGAAAGGAGGCAGATCATGGCAAATAAAAAAGTAGAATTCGACAAATATATTCTTTATCGTTACTTTCAGGAATATCTTCCTGCTGATAAAGTTACAGATGATGTAATTTACAAAACTTCACAGCAGATCCAGGATGAACTGTCTGATATGGCAGAGATCAGCATTAACGATATCGCCAGGGCGATGGTGGATTTGGGCTATGAACTTGTCATAGCCCCCGATGGTCGTCCGGCGTGGATTATGTTGCGCAAGTAGCTGTATGAATAAAAAAGGTGTAGCGTCGTATTGATGCTGCACCTTTTGTCTTTTTACCCATTTCCGGGGCTGGGTATCTTTGAGAAAAACAAAGATGTATGCTCACTATTCCTCAAGATATACCCGATTTTGTGCTGTCTTCCCAGCTGGACAATTTTACGATCAGCGCAGACAAACAGGTGGATTTTGTCCTGAAGCAAGGCGATACCGTCATATTGCAGGAAAATTATACGCCGGATGCAAGCAATCAGATACGGATACTCGATATGTTCTCCCTGATGGAACCTTATTTGATTGCGTCACCGTTGCTTCAGTTCAGTTATACGGTTTCCGCTTCCGGAGAAACTTCCATTTCTAAAACTTTCACAGTCTTGTTGTGTCGTTCTGTTGTTCCTTGTTCCGCGGAAGATTTTGTGAATGGCTATTTTCTTACTACCCTGGCGGGACGTGACAAAGTTACTTCCTTTGGCCGGACAGAGACTCTGTACTTCGTCAATGGGCTATTGACTGAGGAAGAGGCAACTACTGGGGTTGCGGCTGAATGTGTATTTGTAAATGATGACAATCGGTTATTAAAGAGAGTTGTACCGTTAAGTATTGTAACTAAATACGGTATTTATTCGGTCGACGTATCTCCTTCGAGATTTAACTTGTCAGGATATCATTTGTTACGTTACGCTGTAATGGCTGATTCTCGGAAACAGATTTTTCATGTGGATCAGTCAGAACCGGAGGCCATTGGTCTGAAGTTCCGTAACTCATTTGGATTGGTAGAAACTTTCTACTTTATCGGTGGCGATACGGTAGAACCGGAGCTTACCCGGAGTGCGTCATACTTTGCCGGTCAGTACAAGACCTATTACATAGACGAGCAGCGTAAGCACACACTCAATACAGGATATATTCCAGAATCTATGTTTGCTCTGGCAGATGATTTGGCGAGAACTACGGAAGCCTGGTTGATGGACGATTCCGGAGATATCCCGATAACCATTATAGAGAGTGATACCAGCCGGAGCGATGAAGACGATGGCTTGTTTTCATTTACCGTTACATACATCTTGGCTTCTCGCTGTCAGCAGCGGATTCATTTGCTCCCGGAGGTGTTCGATGATTCTTTCGATGATACTTACAATTAAAGCCTATGAACGTAATACATATCAAAGACGCATTGAGGTTGCTCGAGTCGGGGCAGCCTTGTAACCTGAAGTTATGGAAACTCAGTACAGGCGACATTCTGGAATACCGTGGTGCAGTGTGTATCGGCTCACATTGGCGCCAGGGTGTCCATCGTGTCCGCCTTCCGGCATCCGGCTTAATCCGGGCTTTCCGCGATATATCTCTTTTCGAAATAAACAACATGACAATTTATCTCTAATATGGACAAAACAATTTCACAATACGACGACAACTTCATTCCTGGTGAGATCTTCAACATCGAGGTTTCCAATGTAGCCGCCGAAATGGCATCCGTTGAGGACAGCAGCTTGGTTTTTGACGAAGACGCGAATATCAGAACGACACCTGTTCCGAATCGGAAAGGCATGGCGTATGTAAATTTCGGTGAAGACAATCAGCTTCCTTTTAATATTATCAAGATGATTGGTGTTGATGAAGTGATGAGCCAGAACAAGCTGTTCAATGTCATTACTTGTTACGGTGCCGGACTGAAGTATATGGACGTTGATACCAAACAGCCGACAACCCATCCCGAAATCAAACGCTGGCTGGTTCGTAACAGCTTGCCGTTGTTCCAGCTCGAGCAGGCGACAGACATGAAATACTTTTTCTTTTGTGTGTCGGTCATTATTCTTTCTCAGGATGGCAAGCGAATTAACCGTCTGGTGCATAAAGAAGCCTGCTATTGCCGTTTTGAAAAGGCGAGAAATGGCAAAATAAATCATGTGATTTATGCTAATTTCCGTGATAATGTTTCACTACGTCCGGAGGATTACGAAGTCATCCGTCTGCTTGATCCGCGCGATCCGATGGGTGATCTGATGGTACTCATGGGGCGTGAACCTGGGCGCGATGGCGAAACAAGGATTCGTACCGGCGAACGGAAATTCGCTATTCTGGTACGCTTCCCGACACCGGGGTTCCAGTATTACCCAATTCCTTATTACACCAGCATCTTCCGGGGCGATTGGTACGATATCAAGCGACTGATTGGGAAAGGCAAGAAGGCTAAGCTTCGCAATCATGCCAGCGTAAAATATCAGGTCGAGGTTCACAAGGATTACTGGCGAAACATCTGTGAAGAAGATCATATCACCGAACCGCTGAAAAAGATGGAGCGCATCAAGAAAGAAAAAGAAAACATCAAGAACTTCGTTTCCGGCATTGAGAACAGCGGCAAGGTTTGGATCACCGGTTACTACATCGATCCGAACGGCCGTGAAGTCCGTATGGTTCGCATCAACGTGATTGAAACGGGCAAGGAGGGTGGTGACTGGAGCGAGGATATTCAGGAAGCCAGTAACATCACCTGCTATGGCGACAACATTCATCCTAATTTGGTAGGTGCTACTCCGGGTAAAGGGCAGAGCAACAACTCCGGTTCAGACAAGCGCGAGCTGTTCACGCTCAAGCAGGCACTGGAGATACCTTTTCATGATCTGATGAACATTCCGCATAACATCGTCATCGAGTACAATGGCTGGAGCGAGAAGGTTTATCCGGATGTTCCCATGGTGCTGCTCACTACACTTGACCAGAACACCGATGCCAAACAGAAGACAGCTTCGGATCTTGAAAGCAAATCTTAAAACGAATCAATATGGCTATTACATTTTCACAAGAGATTTTCGAGAAGATATGTTCCTCTGCTACCAATTCCACGGCAGAGGTATACGATATGATTGCTCCTCACCTGGACGATACCCTTCAGAGCATCAATCATGTGTTGCTGGGTGACATGGCAGATAAATTAGATACGGTTCCTGGACTCGAGCAGGCGGTCACAAAGCTGGTTTGTCTGCGTACCTATCAGGAGCAGATTCCGCAGCTCGATCTGGTATTGACTCCGACCGGTTTCGGTGTGGTGTCTAATCAGAATCTGGCTCCGGCTTCGGCCGACAGAGTCAAGAACCTGTTGCAGCAAGTAACCAATGCAGCCGAAGATACCTACGATCGGTGCTTAGAGCTGCTGGTCGGTACCGACTGGGCAGACACAGCACAGGCCCGTATCAATATCCCTAACCTGATATATACTGCCCGACAGCTGAAGATGTATGTTGAATTTCCTTCTTCAGACGTACATCGTTCCAAGTTGAATGAGTTTCGCACGAGAATGTATCAGGCGGAAGAAAAGATCCGGCAGCATGTGTCGTCAGAGTTTTTCGATCATATCCTCGAACAGGCTCGGCATAACGCTTTCACAAAAGAAGAAACCGCCATGGCAGACTACATGTGCAAGTTTATCGGATTTTGTATCATGGGACACTGGCCGGCTGCAAAGAGCATGCTGGAACGTATCGAGAATTATGCGGAATCCAAGGTAGAGGTATTCACAAGTTATAAGGACTCCGAGGCATACAAAGTCAAACATTTCCAGACTTACCAGAATGAAAAAGAAGATTCCGTATACTTTTGGGGGTAGAATCCTCAATTTTCGTTTTCCCACTTCCTGGAAGGAACTCAACCAGGAACAGCTTCGATATGTGTTCCTGGTCATCACGCTGTTTCCTCCGGCCAAGGCAAAGACCTATGTCTTTATGCGATTTACTGGAATACGTGTTCGCAGGAGGATTAAAGAAGGCTGGCTGTGTACTTTCCGTTTGAACTGGCACAAGAAATTGAGATTCATTCTTCAGGACTGGCAGATTCGCAGCTTTCTCCGGCAGATTGATTTTATCTCCGAACCCAATGCTTATCCCGTCAGACTGGACAAAATCGGCGGCCGGTGTGCCATCGATGCGATGTTGCACGGCCTGAGCTTCGAAGATTACCTTTGTTGTGAGAACTACTATCAGGGCTACCTGTATTCGCAGAACGTTTCCCAGCTTAAATCCCTGTATAGTTATCTCTATAAGAAAAAGCCGGGCATAAAAGGTTCGTTGCAGGCAGCCTTTTCCCGTATTAAAGAGTACGAACTAGTTTCCGTGTTTCTTTGGTGGGGTAGTATTAAGCTGTACTTCACTTCTCTGTTTCCGCATTTCTTTCGGCCGTTTCACCGTTCGGCCGATGCTGATCAGCCTGAACTACCCGACCTGATGGGCGCAATGAACACCCAGATCCGGGCACTGACAGGTGGCGATGTAACGAAAGAAAAGGAAGTTTTGCAGATGGATTGCTGGCGGGCCTTGACAGAACTGGACGCCAAAGCACACGATATTCAAATCCTAAAATCAAGACAAAATGGACACAAGTAAATTCTTCGACGGGCACACCTATTTCAAGGAGCTGACCGAGAAAAACAAGCTGGCCAAGGCCAACGCCTTTTTCCCATGTTCCTGTAGCGGTATCAATTCACTCCAGGATGTGCTTGACAATTTCCGGAAACAGTCCGCTTTTGTCTGCATCGACGATACCAACGATGCAGCCACCGAACAGATCGGGGGAGGATGGTTCAAGAAGCGTACCTTCACGGTGTTTCTTCTGATCCGTTACCGCTACGATGACATGACTGATCGTGCGGCAAAGCTGGATATCTGTCGGCAACTCTTCCGACAATTCCATTCTCGTATGATCCGTGATAAATACATATACGAAGATCTGGACTTATCCTTCCTGAATGTATCCAGGATCTACACCCGTGAACTGGGTGAGTATTTCATATCCGGCTGTACCGGTTTGTACTTCATGGCCGAACTGACTGAACCGACTGATCTGTGTTATAAGGAGGACGAATGGGATGGCTAAGACAGACAATAACAGACCGGCAGCAACAGACGAAGATCGTAAGAAATATCAGGAAGCCTGGGCGGATATGATGGTGACAATCTGGCGTGAGAAAATCGAACGGCTGCACGTCATAAATACCTACTCATTGCATCAGCAAATTCGGGATAACGTGATATCATCCACCGACTCTGTATCTACTATCCAGCACAAGTTTCTTGAGTACGGTATCTACCAGGACATGGGTGTCGGCAACGGGTATACTAAGGGTAATGGCGGTGATTTGCAGATTTTAAATCCTATATATCGAGAGGAACATGGGCTTAACGTCCCTCGAAAAGTAGGCCCTAAGCCTGGTGGATATTATACATCTGGCAATCCCCGTAAACCTCGTGAATGGTTCTCACGTCCCTACTTTGCATCGATCATGGTGCTGAAAGAACAGATGGCGTACATGTACGGAGAAGAGTTCTGCGGTTTGTTGGTCGATAAAATCGAAGAAGCAAACCATAAGCGCAGCACAACGCTCAAATCACGTTTGTATGGGACTCGCAAACGTAAATAAACTTATGTCTTTTTGTAGTATAACTCAGTGAGTTTACTTCGTAAAAAACTCAAGATTATGGCAACAAAAACATTCGAAGAACTAAAACAACTGGCAATACAGATTCGTGATGAGAAAACGAACAAACAGAATACTGCTACACGTATCGGTACACAAATGCTCGAGCATCTTGACAAGCTTGAACAGGACTACTATGACAAAACAGCTACTGATGAAGAACTGAAAGAGCGGGATGAAAAACTTACCGAGCTAGAAGGGAAAATAGGAAATACCACATCACAACTTCTTACTAATATAGAAATTAGTAATGTACAATCGGGGTTTTATTACGATTCTAAGCTGACTTTAGTTGCAAATGGAAATTTTTCCGCTGCCGAAATAGATATTGAACCAAATTCAATATACCTATTGAGGGCATCAATTTATTCAAGTGCAAGGGCTGGTATAATTAAATCAGACGGTTCTATATTTAATTTGGTTTACTCCGATAATAATAACTTAAATACCTTTACTTTGTTTAACTCCGATGAGGAAGGTAATAAATTAAGAATTTCTTATCTTACTTCTAATGGTGTAATATTAGATAAATTGAATATTACATCTATAGGAGAAGATGTAAACAATCTTTTGTATGCTAATCAGCAAATTGATAGTTTAAACTTGTTTGGATTTTATAACAACAGCTTTACGCCAAGTACATTAGTTCCTTTCTCTCAGTTTGCTGGTCAAAAAATTAAATTAAAAGTTACCAACAATGTTGATTCAAGTTCTAAAACTTTTTATCTTGTTTCTGTTAAAGAAAATGGTACTACAAGTAATTTAATACCGTCCGGATATTCAACAGAATATATTAGTATTATCAATAGTTTCGAGCATGAATTGGAATATAATATTCCGTCAGACTGTGTTAATGTAAGAATAGGTAGTTCATCTTCTTATAGTGCTGGAGATTTTTCCATAAGCGTTCTTTCGTCACAAAAAGACATTGAAAATAATGTATCAATACTCAATTTAGATAAAAATATACAGTATGCTGGTACTGATATAGTGAAAGATATACCTTATGAAAAGGTATTATATTCTCCTAATTCAATGAAGGAAACGGAAGTCAATAATGGTCGGGCAAAAAAATATATACCTATAAGGTTAGATAAAAGTGATTACATTGCTTATGGTTATTGGAAAAATGGATATAATGCTTCATTTGTTTTTTATAATAGGAGTAAGAAACCAATATACTATAGTTATGTTGAAAGTACAGGAAATATAAATAGTTCTTTGAAAGAACAGCTCCCGGAAGAATTGCACTCTGTAGCTAAATTTGTTTCATTGTACAGTATAAATACTGTTCCTATGTTAAAATCAGAAACTGATGTTCGCATAGATAATTACGATGACTCTTATAATGGTATATTAGCGGGAGATACAATTCTTCAAGATGTAGATATTACTTATGAAACGAACAACGCTTATTTAACATTTTCTGTCAGTAACTTGCTAAAGAATAAATTAATGCTGTATGTTCCAGGTTATCCAGCAAGCGATACAACAGAACAGGGAGTAATATTATACAATGCTTTAAATGTGCAGATTGGAAGAAAGAAAGTGCAAGACTATAAAGACGTTTTTGGGAAAAACGGTATATATCTGTATAGCTTAAATGATTTACTTACTGACGATGAAAAAAAGAATACTAAATTTATTAAATTAGGATATTTTCCTAATTCACTTACAGAAAAGCCTGTAATTTATTATACTGGTAATGTACCATATGTGTATTCTTATGGAAGAAGTGCTTTTGAAGGTTTAAAAACTGTTTCTTATGGCGATTCTGTAACGCAAGGATGTACTTGGCAACCTCAGCTTGCAGAATTGTTAGGAATGGATTGGAGTAAGCAAGAAACTATATCAAGTAATGGCATTGGAACTCATTATGAAGATTCAAATGGGGTTATATGCTATCCTAAAGATGGCGGTGGATATTATTATCTTGATTCAACAGGAGAAGCTGTCGATGTTATTGGGGATGTACATGAAGTAAATAATAGAAGAACTGGTTGGAGCGGTGCGGTAGTTTCAGCATGTACTCAGCAGGACAATGGATTTATGCAATCTATATTTAGCAGAGCAAAAGAAGCATATTATTATAATCCTGACGTGTTAATATTGTTTGGAGGATTTAATGATGTGCCATATCTTACAAAAGATAATATGCAATATATAGGTTCTTATGAGGATAAAGCTTATTTTGGTCCATTAATTGATATTACTGGTATTACTGTTGCGGGAACTTATAAACAAGTTTCATTCTGCTCTTCTTATAAAGGAATTATAGAAATGTGGTTAAAAACTTGTCCTAATGCACAGATTATATGTTTAGGTATGCACAGATGGTTTGCTTCTGACGGTCAATGGGATGGAGCTGGTAATACTGAGGATGAATGGAATGCTACTGTTGTAGAGATAAATAAACAAATAGAATTAATATGTGAGTTGTATTCTATACCATTTGTTGATATTAATAAAATGTATGGATTTAATAAATTAAATGCCAAATTTATGTTGTCAGGTCCACATCCGACTCTTATAGGTGGTACGAGAATAGCTCAAGTTATAAGTGCAAAAATTTCTTAGAAGTAGTATAATTTGATAATATGATAATTAGATATATAATATTATTGTGGTGCTTGTTTATGTTTCTCTATTTTCTATATATGATTATAAGAGAAGGACTGTGCAGAGTTGTTCGGTTATATTACATTGCCTATACTGGGTGGAATAAGAAAAGAAATGGTTATAGATACCCGGACTCCATTTTAGCACTAAAGAAGTTAAACTACATCTTTGCAAAATATACTTTGTATAGAATGCTCAGCTTGTAGAGTAACTCGGTAATTTTTCTGATAAATACCCCCCTGCATAAGTGAAGTGACCCCAAAAAGTTGGACGGTTTAAATATTATCTGACTAGTCCTAAATAACCGTTACAGTTATTGGACAAAAATAAATTATTTATCAC